AAGCCACCTTGTGGGTGGCAGCAGGGTTTTCAGCCTGTTTAATTAGTAAGTTGTTTTCCGTAGTTGATGCATTGGCAAAGTTGCTAAATGGTGCTACAACCCCTACTAATGCTAGGATTCCAATCCAAGCCTTTTTATCTCTTCTCATAATAAAAACCTCCTAGAGACTAAAAATGCTACTTGTTAGTAGCATGTATTAATTATAACATGAATTTGGCTTCAAAGTCAAACTTTAGGTAACATTTCTATAACTTTTTAATTTTTTGTGCGGGAAGTGGTATAATAATAAGTACTATGGCTACTGGTGCAACTACTAATTATGACCTTCCTTATCCCGTTTTAAGTGACCCCGTAAATGTTCACGAAGATATTCAATCACTTGCAGAACGACTAGAAGATATTTTATCTAATGTTGGTGTTCCATTTATTTCTTTAGAAGTTAGAAATACAACAGGTGCAACAATTGCAAAGGGAACTCCTGTATATCTTTCAGGGTATTCAACAAAACCATTAATTGCAAAATGTGATTCAGATGATTTAACAACCTTCCCAGTTGTAGGAATAACACAAGCAGCAATTGCAACTGCTACAGATGGAGTAGTTATTGTCTCTGGAGTTTTTGAAGGAATTAACACTTCTTCATACACCGCTGGAGAAATACTATATGTTGCAAATGGAGGAGGCCTTACAGGCACAATTCCAACAGGTGGTTCAGGGGCTGTAGCAGTTGTAGCAAAGTCTAATGCAACAACTGGAATTATAATTGTTGGTCAGCCAAAGGGCAACGGAACTTGGGGGGCATTGAAAAATGGACTTGCTTAATGGTATAATTTAACAATGGCCACATATAGAAATCCAAACGAAACAGAACTAGAAGGAGTAACCCCTCCGTCTACTTATAATATTGGAAATAAGCCACCACTTATTAACTGGACAGTAGTAATTGGAGATAGTGCTTCTTTTAGAATTTATGTTGAAGATGATCTTGGAAATCCAGTAGACTATGACACTACGTCTGTTGGAGACACCGCTGGTTGGGATATATCAGGAGACTTTAGAAGATACTCAGATAATGTTGGAGATGATTTGCTTTTTACTGTTTACCCAACACAAACAGAATTTGATGAAATTGGAGAGTTTACAGTTACTGTAACTCCAGCACAGTCTAAAATATTAAGAACAGGCGATGTCTTTGATATTCAATTAAGAGATGGTGTTGATCGTGTTTGGACAGTTTGTCAGGGCGAGATGATTATGATTGGCGAAGTCACAGAACAAGACGAAGTAAGTTAATCATGGCAACAATCAATATAACTAATATTGACAGAAGCCAAACTATATCTGATATAAAACCAACAATCACAGCACAAAATATTTCAAAAGGTTCAGCAATAGCATCAAACATTGCTTTAGGCCTAATTATTTCAGCAGCAACAATTTCTCAATCAATCACGGTATCAGACCTTATACCAACATCTACTGGAGTTACATCAGTAAGTTATGCAAAGGTAGTTACACCAACAGACATTCTTCCATTTAGGTTAACAATAACCAATATTGGAATTGAAGGTTACCGTCAAAATAATCCTCCTGGAATTGGTGTTCAGGTAATTGGTTTCTCTAACTATATACTTTAAAATCTATGATATAATTCAGACATGGCGAAAATATCATTAGCAAGTGTAAAGGCCCTGTTTCAGACAGGTGATAGACCAACTCAAGAAAACTACGAAGACTTAATTGATACCGCATCAGCACAAGCGACAGACCTTGGTTCTGCTGGTAACAATGAAGTAACAATCACTGGTATTGAGAACAGCACAATTTTTGATAATTTTACTGCCTCAGAATGGAGATCCGTTAAATACGTGGTCACATTAAAGAAGAGTACTGAAGACAAGTTCTTCACAACAGAGTTAACCATAATCCCAGCAGGTACAGATGATAATGTTAGTGAATATGGAACAGTAGACAACAATGGGAATATTGGCACCATTAGCGTCTCTAGGGCAGGAGGCACAGTTAATCTAACTGTAGTTCCCGTGGTGGGTCAGACCCCGATTACCTTGCGCTACATGCGTACTGGTTTGAAGGCTTAACCAAGGAGATAATAAATGGCAACAGTAACAAAAGATTTTAGAGTAAAGGCTGGATTAGTAGTTGAGGGAGCAACCGCAACCGTTGATGGCCACGATATTCTTACAAAGAAAATTGTAGATGCAAAAGGTGATTTACTAGTTGGTACTGCAGATAATGCAATATCCCGTGTTGCCGTTGGAACAAACGGACATGTCCTTACTGCAGACTCTGCTGAAACAGGCGGACTCAAGTGGGCAGCACCAGCAGCAGTTGGTGTATTTGATACACAGATTACATTTGAGGGTGCAACAGCAGATGATTATGAGACAACTCTTACAGTAGTTGACCCAACAGCAGACCGCACAATTACACTTCCAAATGCAACTGGAACAGTTGTTCTTAGAGATTCAACAGACACACTAACAAATAAGTCAATTTCACTAACAACAAATACTATTACTGGTACAAAGGCAGAGTTTAACTCAGCAATGTCAGATGCAGATTTTGCATCACTTGCTGGTAGCGAAACACTAACAAACAAAACAATTTCACTATCAAGCAATACTATAAGTGGAACAACTGCAGAATTTAATACTGCTCTTACCGATGATAACTTTGCTACCCTTGCAGGTACAGAAACTCTTACTAACAAAACCATCAGTGGTTCAAGTAATACTATTACAAATGTTTCTTTAAGCACTGGAGTTACAGGAACACTTCCTGTTGCTAACGGTGGAACTGGAATTACATCACTTGGAACTGGTATAGCAACATTTCTTGGTACACCGTCTTCTGCAAACCTTGCAGCAGCACTAACTGATGAAGCAGGATCTGGAACAGTAGCATTTACTACTAGCCCAAGTTTTACAACACCAGATATTGGTGTGGCTACTGCTACATCTGTTAACGGTACAACTATCCCGTCATCAAAGACACTTGTTGTAACAACAGATAAGTTAAACGTACTTGCAGCAACATCCTCATCAGAACTTGCTGGAATTATTTCAGACGAGACTGGTACTGGAGCACTTGTTTTTGCTAATACCCCAACACTTGTAACACCAAATATTGGTGCTGCAACTGGTACATCTTTGGTTCTTTCAGGGGACCTAACAGTTAACGGTACAACAACTACAATTAACTCAACAGAAATCACAGTTGATGACAAGAACCTTACACTTGGTTCAGTAGCATCTCCAACAGATGCAGGTGCAGACGGTGGTGGTCTTACTCTTAAGGGCGCTACAGACAAGACATTCTCATGGATTGATGCAACTGATTCATGGACATCTTCTGAGCACCTAGACTTGGCAACAGGCAAGGTACTAAAGATTAATGGAACTGAAGTTCTATCAGCAACACAGTACACTGGAAATGCTGCAACAGTAACAAATGGTATTACTACAGCAAGCAAGATTTCAGCACTGGCTGCAACATCTTCTTCAGAACTTGCAGGAGTTATCTCAGATGAAACAGGAACTGGTGCTCTAGTATTTGCTAACACACCAACTCTTGTTACTCCAGTAATCGGAGCAGCAACTGGTACAACTTTGTCTCTTTCAGGAGCATTGACTGCAACAGCAATCACACTTGATAATACATCTGTAGGATCTGCAACAGCAACTGCTGGAACTTCAGCAACTACAATTGATACATGGTCAGCAACAACATATTCTGCTGCCAAGTACATTGTTCAAATGAAAAAGGGCAATGACATTGAAGTTCTTGAAATTCTAGTTGCAGTTAATGGAACAAATGATGTTTATCTAACAGAGTATGCTGATGTAATTAGCAATGCACAACTTGGAACAACAGATGCTGTCTATGACGCTGGAAATGTTGTCCTAAAGGTAACTGCAGCAGCAGCAGATACTGCTGTTAAGATTCACAGAACTTATATCGAAGCATAATTTAGGGACGGGAGTCAACTATGGCAACAGTAAATAAAGACTTTAAAGTAAAGCATGGGCTCAATGTAGCCGAAGGCGGTACTTTTGGTCAAGCAGTCGTAGTTGGCACCCCAACCGAAAATACACATGCTGCTACTAAGGCATATGTAGATGCTATAGAACTTATTGTTGCACAAGGTGTCAATGCGCCATCCGAAGAAGATGCTGTAGATGGTGAACTGTTTATTGATACACAGAACAATAGACTTTTATTCTTTTACAATGGTCAGTGGAATACTACTGCTTTACTTCAAGATACCCTTGAGACTGCACAGCACATCCACGATACAGCAATTGGTGGAACTGGTTTAATTGTTTCAACGTTTAAAGATGCTGGCTTTTATAATGAGGCTGGCGGAGAAGAAGATGCTGGTTTTTATAATACTAACAATTGGGCTGCCACATATGATGGCGGTATTGCAACAGAAGTATTTAATTAAAACCTGATATAATATGACTATACACCACTGGAGGAGTAAATAATGGCAACAAGAATGCAACAGCGTAGAGGTACCGCAGCACAGTGGACATCTTCTAATTCAGGTGCTGGCCCAATCCTAAATGCTGGAGAAATCGGCTGGGAATCAGACACAAATAAGTTTAAAATTGGTGATGGAGTGTCTTCTTGGACATCTCTTACCTATTTCGTAGATGCTACAGATGTTATTGCTTCATCTCTTGGATCATACCTACAAGATTCAGATGTAGGAGCAATCTCTGGCGTAGCAGGACTTGATGCAAGCAAGAACCTAGTTGTTCCTGGAACATCTATCCACATAGAGGGTGCAACAGATAATGAATATGAAACAACATTAACTGTTGTAGATCCAACTGCTGATCGTACTATTACTTTCCCTAATGCAACTGGTACAGTTATTACAACTGGAAACCTTTCAGACATTACTAATATTGGAGTATTTACTTCAACAATCGTAATGGAAGGCTCTAGCGCAGACGATCATGAACTTACAATTTCAGCAGGAAATCCTACTGCTGATCGCACTGTAACATTCCCAGATGAAACTGGAACTGTTCAACTTAGAGTGACTGATGTTTCAGACACTGAAATTGGATACCTAAATGGTGTTACTTCTGCAATTCAGACACAGTTAGATGACAAGTCAACTGCTTCAAAAACAGAAACCCTTACAAATAAGACTTTAACTTCACCAACAATGACTACACCCGCACTTGGTACCCCTGCTTCTGGTATTCTTACAAATGCAACAGGACTACCAATAGCAACTGGCGTAGATGGACTTGGAACAGGAGTAGCAACATTCCTAGCAACTCCGTCATCTGCAAACCTTATATCAGCAGTTACAGATGAAACTGGTACTGGAGCACTTGTCTTTGCTAATACGCCAACACTTGTAACACCAAATATTGGTGCTGCAACTGGAACATCTTTAACGCTTTCTGGAGATTTGACGGTAAACGGAACAACTACAACAATTAATTCAACTACTCTTGCAGTAGATGACAAGAACATTGTACTTGGTGACGTTGATACTCCTTCTGATGTAACTGCTGATGGTGGCGGTATCACACTTAAAGGCGCAACAGATAAGACATTTAACTGGGTAGACGCTACAGATGCTTGGACTTCATCAGAACACATTAATCTTGCTTCTGGAAAAGCCCTTTACCTAAACGGTACATTGTTAAAAGATGCTACAGAAACATTAACAAATAAAACTCTTACTAGCCCAACACTTACTACACCAGCACTTGGCACACCAGCATCTGGTGTTATGACAAACGTAACGGGTCTTCCTGTTTCAACTGGTATTTCAGGGTTAGGAACTGGTATTGCAACAGCATTAGCAGTTAACACAGGTTCTGCTGGAGCACCAGTACTATTTGATGGTGCACTAGGCACACCAACATCTGGAACACTTACAAATGCTACAGGTCTTCCAGTAGCAAGTGGTATTTCAGGTTTAGGCACAGGAGTAGCAACATTCTTGGCTACACCTACAGCAGCAAATCTTGCTTCAATGGTAACAGATGAAATTGGTTCTGGTTCTTTAATGTTCTCTGAACTACCAACAAGCGCACAAACTGCATCATACACATTGGTACTTGCAGATAAGGCAAAGGTTGTTGAAATGTCTGTTGGATCAGCAAACAATCTAACTGTTCCTCTTAACGCATCTGTTGCATTCCCAGTAGGAACACAGATTCATATTGTTCAGACTGGTTCAGGACAAACAACAGTAGTAGCAACTGCTGGTGTTACAATTAACTCAGCAACAACTCTTAAGATGAGAGCACAATGGGCAGCAGCAACACTTATCAAGCGTGCTGAAAATACATGGGTTCTTCTAGGAGATCTTGCAACATCATAACAAAACTTTATAAATAATAAATAATCAGTCTAAACTTAAGACTGATAAGTTAAAAACTCCACACAAAAGTGGGGTTTTTTTCTTTTTGGGGATATGCTATACTTTATTAATACTGTGTAATAAAAAATATAAGAATAGGATGATATAGTGGAAAATAAAAAATTCTTTTTTATGGCAGGTCTTCAAAGATCTGGTGGAACAGTGTTGTCATCAATATTAAATCAAAACCCTAACTTACATGCTTCTCCCCCTTCTCCACTTTTACCTATGTTAATAAATTTTGAAAAAGCCTACGACTTTCATAACAGTGTCAATTTTGATAGAAATAATGCAATTAACTTTGTATTAAAAAATATATCTAATAACTTTTATTCTGATCATAATAAAAAATATATAATAGATAAAAATCATACATGGTCAGATCCAGTAGCAATAGATGCAATTTATAAATATATTACAGAAGACATTAAGATTATTTGTCCAGTTAGAGACATAGTAGAAGTGCTTGCATCATTTAATACTATTATTGAAAAAAATAATCTTAAAAACAAAATCAATTTTATTGATGAAGGTGTATCAATGAATACCTTTCCAGACAAGCCTATGGCAGATAGAAGAGCAGACTTTATGATGATGCCAAATACAGACATATCATCACATCTTTATGGAATGGGCTTTGCTAAGCAACAAAAGTTTAGACACATGTTTCATTTTATTGAGTATAATGATCTTATAGAAAAACCTCAAAATGTTTTAAATAATTTATATGATTATTTAGAAATTGAAAGGTTTGATCATATCTTTGAGGGATTAGAGTCAAACATTCCACGAGAAAACTCTATTGGTATTTATGATTTACACACTATACATCCTAAACTAGAAAAAAAGTCTGTAGATCCTAAAAGCATATTCAGTGAAGCCACAATACGTAGATACTCTGGACTTGAGTTCTGGAGAGACTTAAAATAATAGTTTTGACAAGGTTTGATGTTTAAGGTATAATCTATAATATAGGAAGGGGTTAAAATGATTATTCAGGTTATTGGGTTGCCAGGTTCTGGTAAAACAGAACTAGCAAAGGCTTTAAAGGAGCGTATTAACGCTATTCATCTTAATGCAGATGAGGTTCGTGCAACCGTAAACTCAGACTTAGGTTTTGCACCAGAGGACAGACTTGAGCAGGCCCGTCGTATGGGAGAGATGGCAAGACTTATCTCTAAGCAAGGTGTTGCACCAGTAATTGTTGACTTTGTATGTCCGACAGATCTAACTCGTGTAGCATTTGGTAAGCCAGACATCTTGGTATTTATGGACACAATTGCAGAGGGTCGTTTTGAAGATACCAACAAAATGTTTGAACGACCAACAGAGTTTGATGTTTCATTTATTAGTCACAACTTAGATGCAGAAGCAAAGGCATCTCACATCATTGATAAGTTTGATCTTCATGATTGGTCTGCACCTACAACTCTTATGCTGGGTAGGTATCAGCCTTGGCACGAAGGCCACCACGCCCTTTACAAAGAGGCTGGCAAGAGAACTGACCAAGTGCTTCTTGGAGTCCGTAATACTTACAACACAAGCGAGAAAGACCCTCTCAAGTTTGATCAGGTAAAAGAATATATTGCCAAGGATGAATTTATGGATGGGGCATTAGTACTAAGACTGCCTAACATTACCAACATTGTATATGGTCGTGATGTAGGATACAAGATTGAGCAAGTAGATTTGGGGGCAGACATTCATGCTATTTCGGCTACTGAAAAACGCAAGCAGTTGGGTATTTAAACAATTAGAAAAATCAGGAAAAGCAATGAATGATGCTGAAGACCGAATGGTAGCAGCAATGTTTAAGAAGAAAGATAAAGATGACAGTAACTAAGGCCAGATCTTTTGCCAAGGCATTAAGTTATCGCATATGGGGAACACTTTCTTCATTTGTTGTTGCCTATGTTATAACAAGAAGTGCCAGCCTGTCAGGTGCAATTGCCTTTTGGGAAACGGTAGTTAAAGTATTTATATACTACGCACATGAGCGTGGTTGGAATAAAATTAAATGGGGAAGAGTTAATAGTTAGTAGACTTTCTTAAAGTTAAAGTACTACACCTTAACAATAGGTATATACTTTTTGTTTTACGCTTAAATGCATTATATAATCATGATATACTTAAGACCACTTTGGAAAACTCAAAGTACTCATCTAAATTTGCTTAGAAAGGTAAATAAATGTCAGAAGTTTTTTCGTTTCGTCTATCAGAAGAATTTGTAAATAAGTATAATAATGTTCCAGCACCATTTGGATTTTCAGATGCTGGATCTAACTCATTGGGAGAGATTACATTTATTCGTACATATTCTCGTGTTAAAGAAGACGGAACAAAAGAACGTTGGCATGAAGTTTGTCGTCGTGTAATTGAAGGTATGTATTCTGTACAGAAAAATCATGCCAAGGATAATCGTTTACCATGGAACGATAACAAAGCACAGAAGTCTGCACAAGAAGCATTCCAAAGAATGTTTGAGTTGAAGTGGACACCACCAGGTCGTGGTCTTTGGGCATTTGGAACTCCTATGACCATGGAAAAACGTAACTCTGCAGCCCTTCAAAATTGTGCAATGGTATCAACAAGAGACATTGATCGTAATGACCCTGGTGCTTTATTTGCTTGGGTAATGGATGCATTAATGCTGGGCATTGGAGTTGGGTTTGATACCCTTGGACAAGACAAACAACTGTCTATTTATGCTCCTACTGAGCCAGCATCTACTTATGAAATCCCAGATACTCGTGAAGGATGGGTTGAATCAGTTCGTCTTTTGATTAATTCATTTCTTCGTCAAAATCAAACTATTCAAGAGTTTACCTATGGCCTTATCCGTCCTCTAGGTGCCCCCATTAAGGGCTTTGGAGGGGTAGCAAGCGGTCCAGCACCGCTTATTGATCTACATACACGTATTCGTAATGTAGTTGGCTCTAGAGCAGGAGAACTGCTAGATAGCCGTGCAATTGTAGACATTGTAAATCTTATTGGTACCTGTGTTGTTTCTGGAAATGTTCGTCGTTCTGCAACTCTTGCACTTGGAACACCAGAAGATGAAGGGTTTATTAATCTTAAGAATCCAGAAGTATTCCCAGACCGTAACTCCTATGATCCAGAAAAACCAGGATGGGCTTGGATGTCAAATAATTCTATATCAGCAACAGTTGGAACAAAGTATGAAGACTATGTAGATTTAATTGCAGATAATGGAGAGCCAGGTTTTATTTGGCTAGATGTTGCTAGAGATTATGGTAGATTAAAAGATGCACCAGACTATAAAGATTCCAGAATCATGGGATTCAATCCTTGTGCGGAGCAGCCATTAGAGTCATACGAACTTTGCACACTTGTAGAGGTGCACTTAAATCGTCATGACTCTAAGGAGGACTTCCTCAAGACATTGAAGTTTGCATATCTTTATGGAAAAACTGTAACTCTAATGCCAACACATTGGCAGCAAACAAACGGTATTATGCAAAGAAACCGTCGTATTGGAACCTCCTTAACAGGCATTGCGTCTTTTGCTGATAACAGTGGACTTCCAGCATTGCGTGAATGGATGGATGAAGGGTATCAAAAGATTCGTCATTATGACCACAAGTATTCTGAGTGGCTATGTGTTCGTGAATCAGTTCGTGTAACTACGGTCAAACCTTCGGGATCTGTATCACTTCTTTCTGGAGCAACTCCTGGAGTTCACTGGGGTCCTGGAGGAGAATTTTATCTTCGTGCTATTCGTTTTGGTAATACCGATCCAATGCTTCATTTATTCAAAGCAGCGGGGTACAAGATTGAAGAAGACCTTGTATCAGCAAATACTTCAGTAGTGTATTTTCCAGTAGCATCTGGACATAAACGTGCTGAAAAGCAGGTAAGTTTGTTTGAGAAGATTGGTTTAGCAGCAACTGCTCAAAAGTATTGGTCCGACAATGGTGTTTCTGTAACTTTATCATTTGATAAAGAAGAAGAAACAAAGTTTATTGCTCCAGCACTTAATATGTACGAGGGACAGTTAAAGGCTGTTTCATTCTTACCAATGGGAAATAAAACATATCCTCAGCAACCATATACAGAGATCACAAGAGAAGAGTATAACTCTTATGTAGGAACAATTGGTAAAATTGATTGGTCTGCTATTTATGATGGTGTTGAAAATCTTGAGGCAGAAGGAGAGCAATACTGTTCAACTGATGCATGTGAGATTAAATTATATTAAGCCGTATCCTGCTATAATAAGGGTATAGGAGAATAATGTCTAGCCCATCAAATCTATATGCAGAAAAGGTGTTTAGTGAACACCCAATGGCTCTTTGGGCGCTAGACGATAAACTTGATTATGTTAGTCTTATGTCAGAGGCTCAAAGAAATATTCTTACACTATGGGAAGAAACAGGCTGTACTTTTTCTTCAGGGACTGGATTTACTGGCGAGCCATTTCCAGATAGTTATACTACAAAAGTTAGTTGTGATATCCCAGTTGGAATGACAAATGAGGCTATTTTAAAAAGCCCAGAAATAATGAATTTTCAAAATCTAGATTTAGGGCTTGGAACTTTTTGTATTGGAACACATTTTTATTCTGCAAGCATTTATTTAGAGTCAGTATCTATAGGGTACGAATATACAGACACTACAACTTCCCAGGTTGTGCAAAACTTAAAAACTTTTAACACATCAATATCAAACCAGTGGGGCTTTATATCTGAAACCTTTGAGATTCCAAATGAAAGCACAAACTTTAAATTAGTTATAAAGATAGTTACAAATACTGGTGGAGATAATATAAATGATTATGAGTTTTATTTTAATGGAATGTCTTTAGGTCAATGGTCTGAAGAGTTTAACGTAGTTTCTTTAGGGGTACATACAGAAGCGTTTCCAACAGAGATTGAACTAACAACAACAAGTAGTGTAATTCCTGCACCAGCCTATGGAATATCTTCTGATACTGGATACTATCTGGTAAATAATAATTCTTTAGTAGCAAAAAATACTGGAGTTCCTTTAGTCTTTGGTGCTTCAAATGTTACAAAACTATCTCCTAATACAGCAGGAGACCCATCTTTTATATTTCCTGGAAAAGGGTTTTTACATGAAAATGGAAGGCATAGCGATTACACTGTAGAGTTTTGGGCAAGAATAAACTCAGACTCTAATGATCCTAAAAGAATTTTTGGACCAATAGGAAGTGAAGACGGGCTATATGTAGAAGGTGGATTTTTAACTCTTTTAATTGGCGGTAAGTTTAGTTCTCATTTTGTCGGAGAATGGTTTAGACCAATGCTAATTCACATTAGGTTAATTACTGACAATGCTACTGTATTAATTAATGGAGAACAGGTAATATCTTTAGATTTTATTACATCAAACATATCTTTGCCATCAATAACTGGAGAAGATTGGATTGGCTTTTATGCTTATGATAATGTTAATCCAATAGAAATTGATTGTGTAGCAATATACTCATATCAGGTTGCAAACGTTGTAGCAAAAAGAAGATATGTTTATGGCCAGGGGGTTGGCTCATCAGAAAGCATTGACTCTGCATATAGTGGAACTTCTGCTTTTATAGATTATTCTTTTGCAGACTATACAGCAAACTATAACTACCCAGATTTTGCACAGTGGCAACAGGGAACATTTGACAACCTCTCAACAACGGCAACAGCATTAACAACTCCGCAGTATTCATTACCAACAATGTTTACTGGAACAAAAACATTGCAAGAACTTTATGATGACTCAGACACCTTATATCAAAATCTTGCTAGTGGAAATTTAGGAACAGATGCTCATTTTATATCATTAAATCCAGACTCAACTTGGAATAATGATGGTGCCTACATCAACTTTGGAAGTTTTAATATTTTAAATTCACAGGTTGCGTCTTTGTATGGAGTCTTTCAGGTAAATAATCAAGGCAGTGGAACAGATGAAGCAGAAGAAGTATTGTTTAAGATATACAATCAAAGCACAGGAAATTACTTTTCTATTAATGTAGACGGCTTAGAGATTGTATACTCTTTGTATTACTCAGGAATATATCAAGAAATATATCGTACAGATCAATTTGAAGTTGAAGAACTTTTTGCTGCTGGAATTAATATTAAAACACTTGTAAACACTTTTGGTGGAAATCTTGCAACATTTTTTGGTAATCAAAACTCTTTAAGTCTTTATGTTGGAGGGGACAACTCGGGATCTAAAACATTTAAAGGTTATATTTTTTCTATTGGATTCTCAACAGAGTTAAATTCAAACTTAATATCTAGTTATTTTGATGACAGTGGAATTGCTGTAATTGATACATACACTGGTAGTGGAGTTGAGTCATCTGAAAATGCATTAGCGTTATTGTCACATACAGCAAGTTATACACTTTTGCCAACATATGCCTATGGTAGTTTATTTTTAGACATTGGTGTTTCTGGATACTGGGAAGACTATATGCCACTATCTTATTTTGCACAATATGTTCAAAATGATGTTGGAAATTCTTTTTATGATTTAGATTTTTTACAGTTTAATATTGGGTATCCGTCACCATCAAGCCTACTTGAAGCAGAGACAACAGGACCTTGGACATATGAAGAACTATCTAGTTCTTATTCCTTACCAACTCAAAGAACTTATCAACAACTAGATAACTCATTGCTTACTGGATGGAATAACTACCAAGATCTTAAAGAAAAGTCATTAAAGTATTACGAATATAATACTCAAAGTTCAGCGATTAGAAGTTATGTTACTTTTCAGTATATTACCAATGGGGCAAACTTATCACAAGATAATTTTACAACAACTATACCTGCAAAAGAAAATTCTGTAGTTGATGTTTCAGACTACTCTTCTTGGTCAACTACAAAGTTTGAGGTTGTTGACAATACGATCATCTACCCAAGAAAAGATGTTGATTTTAACAGTTTAGCAATTGTTTATCATCTTGATTTTAATATTCGTGGAATATTGACAAAGCCAGTATTACTAAGAAAACTTGAACTTGCATCACAAGCATTAAATGATAACTCGTTTAACCCCATAGGAACAAGATTTGGAACAGACCTATTTCCTTACAAGCGCTCTGGACTATACTATGATTATAAATCAAAAAATCCATTCAGCATTTATAAGGGAAGTACTCCCTATCTTTACATGAATAGAACATCTGGAGTGCAGGTTCGTGGTGACTTTGACTCTAACTTTGATCGTGGAATTTCAATGCCTATTAATCAGTCTCTTGCAGAAAACTATAGAGTAAGCGCAATGCAGTCTTGGATAAGATATGATCAAGAATCATTTACAGCAACACCAATCCCATTATTTGAGATAAGACATAAGGCAGATACTATTGTTTTCTTTGTTGTAGCAAATGATGAAACTGGTCAGCGTGGTAGAGTCTATGCTAAAAATAAATCAGATAACTCAGATTTTCAAGGAATATCATATTATCTTAATGGAATACTTGTAAGAGAGCCAGTACTAACAATTAAAGAATGGTCAGCCTTTGGTGTTAACTTTGGAGAGTCAGTAAACTTTGACCTATTTATAGGATCAATTAATCTAAATAGTCCAGCATTATTTAATAATGTTGCATACTATCAAGCCAATAACCTTCAACAGGTACAGTCTAAGATTAATAGACCATGGCTTAAGGTTAAACAAGAAGGACTTACAGACAGAAACTGGTCTTACTGGATAAATAACTATACTTGGGAAGGCGTTTTAGTCATATCTGCTTCAGCCCTATATGGAGTAAACTCTCAAGATGTATATAAGACCTACATTGGAACTAACAAGATTATTATTGATGATGAGTCAGGTATGATTTTTGATGCAGATAAGATGAAAATATACAATGACACTACATGGTCAATATCTGTAGGCTCGCCAGTCTAATCTGGTATACTTGTGGTTATGGATTCTTTATTTAGCCCAAAAACTGGCAAACCAATTGTTGAAAATGTACGACGCAAGGTCATTGATAAGCATTATGACTGGGGTCTATACGTATATAAGAAGTCAAACGGAAAGTGGTTTACTGACGGAACTGGTTCTGTATTAAACATACCCGCTCAAAAAGGTGACATCTCAAAGATTGCAGAACTTAAAAGGGCTGCAGTATTTAATGGTGATGATGGAGAAGGCACAGCCCATTTTGTTGCGGGACTTACAAGAGTATCTGAAGAAGAATATTCAGAACAAAAAGATAGAATGAGACAAGGTTTAATTCCAAATGTTAATGACTTAGGCGCTATTGCCGATGCACAAAAAACATTAAACACACACGGAAGGGATGCGTACGAAAGTGACTGATGATGATAACTTCCAGTATGTTAGAGCAAGTTTAAATACTCAAGAGCAAGAAGAAAGTCAATTTAATTTAAATGACCCATTTAATAAAAACTGGGAAGAGTTACAAAAATACTCTGGTCTAGATCAAAACTTCCGTCGTCGTGTAGCAAGACAGGTAAGCAAGGCGATAACTCCAAATGAGGCATATCTAGATTCTGCAAATGCAGTTCCATCTGGAGTAGATGCTGGATCAAAGGCTCTTAATCCTGGAACGGTATATAGAAATGGATACGGTCTATTTGACGTAATCACACCACCATATAATATGTATGAACTTGCAAACTTTTATGATACATCTTTTGCTAACCATGCAGCCATTGATGCAAAGGTAGAAAACATAGTTGGTCTTGGATATCGTTTTGACATTGCAGATAGAACCGCACTTAGACTAGAAATGTCAGAAGATGACTCAGCAACTGACAGAGCAAGAAATAGAATTGAAAGAGCCAAGATTGAATTACGTGACTGGCTAGAAAACCTTAATGACGATGATAGTTTTACAAAGATCATGGAAAAGGTTTACACAGATGTTGAGGCAACTGGAAATGGATTTATTGAAGTTGGAAGAACAATCAAGGGTGAGATTGGTTACATTGGACACATCCCAGCAACCACTGTTCGTGTTCGTAGACTTAATGATGGCTACCTTCAAATTATTGGACAAGCAGTTGTTTACTTTAGAAATTTTGGGGCAAACAATCCAAATCCAGTAACAGCAGATAGCCGTGCAAATGAGATTATTCATCTTAAGTCATACTCTCCACTAAATACATACTATGGTATTCCAGACATTGTTTCTGCAATGCCATCTTTAATCGGAGACCAACTAGCATCAAGATATAATATTGACTACTTTGAAAACAAGGCTGTCCCAAGATACATCATTACCCTTAAGGGTGCAAAACTATCTGGTGATGCTGAGGACAAGATGTTTAGATTCCTTCAGACTGGATTAAAGTCTCAGTCACACAGAACTCTATATATTCCACTTCCTGGAGATACAGATCAAAACAAGGTTGAGTTCAAGATGGAGCCAATTGAAAACGGTATCCAAGATGGATCATTCAAAGAGTATCGTAAGCAGAATCGTGATGACATTTTAATTGCTCATCAAGTACCTATTTCAAAACTAGGTGGATCAGAGTCTGGACTTGCAGCAGCACTTTCTCAGGATAGAACATTTAAGGAACAGGTTTCACGACCTGCCCAACATCATCTTGAGAAGGTAGTCAACAAGATTATTAAGGAAAAGACAGATGTTCTTGAACTTAAGTTTAATGAACTAACCCTTACTGATGAAATTGCACAATCTCAAATTCTTGAAAGATATGTTAAGACTCAGGTAATGACTCCAAATGAGGCTCGCACAGCACTTGATTTGCCACAAAGAAAAGATGGAGATGTTCCATTTGTTATGACTCCAAGACAGGCAACAGATGCTAGAGCAAACCTTGCTGGCAATCGTCAAAGAGATGCAGAAAGAACAAACAGTCAATCAGATGGTGAAGCAACTCTTGATGGACGCAATCCACAAGGAGAGGGAAGAGCGTCTCAATAATTGAGAAATCTCTTAAAACATTTGGTATAATGGATAACGATATGTTAATCAATAAAGCACACTGGACAACAGACAAGAATAGCGTCCGTCTGTCAATGCCTATTGGCAAGGTAGATGTAGAACGCCGAATGGTCTCTGGCTTTGCAACTCTTGACAATATTGATAAGCAAGATGATATTGTTACAACTGAGGCAAGTCTTCAGGCATTCAAAAATTTCCGTGGAAATCTAAGAGAAATGCACCAACCATCAGCGGTAGGAAAGATTGTCTCATTCAAAGAAGATAAGTATTTTGACCCTAATTCAAAAAAGTTTTATAGCGGAGTTTATGTATCTGCATACGTATCAAAGGGTGCACAAGATGCCTGGGAGAAAGTCCTAGATGGCACATATAGTGGTTTTTCTATTGGTGGAAATATTAAGTCTTGGGATGATGCATACAATGCAGACATGGACAAGGCAATTCGTATTATCAAGGATTATGATCTTTATGAACTATCTCTTGTAGATAGCCCAGCAAACCAATTTGCAAGTATTATTTCTGTTGAAAAGGTTAATGGCCACAATGTTATTTCTGGCGCATCAGTAGATGCAATAATTGAAAATGTTTTTTACGATTCTGAAAACGGTATCGTATTAGTATCTGACTCAGAAACAGCAGAAAGCCCAGTCAGTGGTAAGAATATGGAAAACATTGGTTTTGTAGAAAAAAGTGATGACGAAAAAGCAAACATGATAAAGTTCTTAGTTGATAGTGCTAAAGGCATTAGTACAATTAAGATTACCAAGGAGGTAAATAAAATGACAGAAACAACAGAAGCAGTATTAGATGCTGTAGTTGAAAATGTTGAAATTACTCCAGAGGCACAGCCAGCAGAAGTAGAAACTCCTGCAGTCGTTGAAGCAGCAGCAACAGATACTGTTGTTGAAAAGTCAGACGATGGTGGTGCAGTTCCTTCTGCTCTAGTAGTAGAAGAAGAGAGCGTTGCTCCAGCAGTTGAAGCCGAACTTGCTGTAGCAAAGTCAGATGAGTCAGTTGCAGATGCAATTGCTGAAATCAAGAACTCTCTTACTAATGCCTTTGGCGATCTCGCTACAACCATTAAGTCTCTTAATGAGCAGGTTGCAGCACTTAACAAGTCCGTTGACGATGTGTCTA